ACGGATATATTGCCCCAAATCAACTCCTTCTTGCTCCTTTAAAAAGTGGCTCTAATCCAGAGGTCAGCAATATGAATGGACGGCGGATGATTTTTTATCGTGAACCCGATAGCGATAAGAGTAAATTGTGCGGTGCGACAATTAAGGAATTGACGGGTGGTGAGAGTATAAATGCACGGATGAACTATTCCAATGACACTTCAGTAACATTGACAGCCACGCATATAATGGAGTGCAATGCAAAACCGAAAATTGACGGTAAAAAAGATGAATCATTAACACGACGGCTAATGGATATACCATTTGTAAGCACTTTTACAAATGATCCAGATATTTTGTCTAAAGAGTTAGATAATGTGTATAAAGGTAATACTTATTATAAAAGTAAGCCGTTTAAGGCAGAATTTAAAACGGTTCTATTTGATTATTTAATTAATTATATAATTAAAAATCCAAATCCGTGCGATAATCTATATGTATGTGACCAAGTTAGAAATAGGACTAAGGAGTATTTACAAGATTCTGATGAATTGTATGGGGTTATATCCCCAATCATAGAAAAAAGCAATGATAAGGGAGATTATGTGCTTATAAAAGATTTATATAAAGTTTATAAATCAAGTGATTATTATTTAAATTTATCTAAGAAAAGTAAACGAGAAAATAATTTAAAATGGTTCCAGAATGAAATCGCAAGTAATTTAAATTATAAATCATACTATAAAGTAAAACACAGACCGTTAATTAATGGAAAACAAACTGATTTATCAAATATATTATTATACCATAAAATAGTTATAACAGAAAATGAAAATGAATTTATAGAAGATGAATTAGATTAATTTTAGAAATAGTGTAATTTGTGCCGTATAGTGTGATTTGTGCCACATATATCACAAAGTGTTCACGCATTGGAGTTCTTAGGAGACTTTGTCAAATACGAGGCACAAATTCCCCTATTTGGCAAAAAAACCCACTATTTTAAATTACCAATCATTTAAACTAATTAATTTCTTTTTTCCAGTTCCTTCTTCTTTTGGTTTTCTATATTTCTTATCATTTAACTTTTTTTTAATCGTACCTATAAATATTGATTTTGGGTTAATCGGTTTTTCCTTTTCTAACAATTCCTTTTTTGTTATTTTATCAATCTTATTAAACTGGTTAGAACCAATTTTGTGAGATTCCACTAATTCATCTTTATTAATTAGAGTTTTATACATATATTATATTATAATAAAAAAATATATATTAAAATATTATAATTTAATATACATATGAGTTTAATTAGTCTTTCCAGTAAATCTGTAAGCCGAAATGATACAACCCAGCAAAGCCCATTTAATTTTAAAAATTTCTTCCCCCAACCTATAATAATACGCCCACGATCCCAAGTGTGTTTAACAACATTTTATCATTTTAGAATAGGCGAAGTGTTTAATATATCTGAAAATAATAATTTAATTGGGTTTAATTTTGGGGATAGACGCTATAATAATGTTATGTTTGCAAGATTAAAAGATGGGAATTATGATGGTGCTGATTTAGCCACAGAAATCCAACGGGCGATGAACTCGGCAAACGTCCAGCAAAACTATCAATGGGTCGTAACTTTTACCCTTGGGAATGAACTTGCCAACCCCCCCGAACAGACAAAATTTACGATACGTTATTTATATGTGGACACGCCCACAGACTTCCGAGGTGGAAATTGGAATTTATTACCAAGAAATACACAAGGTGTTTTGCTAAATGATAACATAGATGACCAAGAATCAAGTTTAGTAAATATTACTGATTTAAAATTACCAGCAGTTTTACGAAATGGATTATTATTACACGAGGGATATTGCGAGTTTTTAAATTTAGGATATACTGTTGATAGTGAAGATAATTTGCGATTTATAACACCAGTTAATATGGGTTTCATTAATTCTTCTATGAGTGTGGAAAGTAATAATTTAGATTTAGCATCAACATTTAATGCAGATTATGGAGATATTTTGGTGAAAACACGAAGTGATGACAATGGGAATCTTATTGAGATATCAACTTTAAAAGAACGGCAAGGATCAAGTGGCATATTTGCTCCAGAAAATAGGGGAAAAGATCAGAAACTAAGAAGGAGGTTTGCCAATGCTTTTGTTAGTGCCATACTTCCAAACAGATCACATAGATTTTCTATTAAAATTGTTAGAGAAGCCACCACCAGATCATTTGTGGTCATAATCCAACAATCCACCGATGCTGGTGCAACTTATGGTGATGTTGCGGACGGTACTGGAGGAAACAACGCCGATGGTGAGCCAAATGTGTATAGTCAGACAATTGGAAATGTAAATTTCACATCAGTAATATATTGCACCATAGGCGTTGGGTCACCAGTTGTCAAAGAGCCAAGCAACAATCTCACGACTAAGAGTGATAATCAAGCCTCTAATATCAAAGCACCCTTCATTCCTTTTGTCCAACTGAATGATAGATTACAAGAATTTGGGGGGTTAGACCTATCAGATTCACTTATACAATTATCTATACTTCCAGAACAAGGAACACCACCATTAGTGGAAGACAATGTGTTTGTTATGGGATTTGTGGCGGACGCTTCTGGTAATGGGTATGATTATAGATTATTTACTAATACAATAGCGACGACCCCTTCGGATCAGATAAACTCAACTTTATTAGCAGATATGGCTATTGGCAATCAATCTATTAGTGGGGAAATTATTTCTTATGAAGTTTTTGCAGATAATACATCTCCTATATCTGGTGCCACGAAAATTGCAGACTTAGAATATAATGAGGACGCTGACGACACAACTTATGGGAATTGGACTTTTAAAAATTGGACGGCGGGGGCTGGAGTATCATTGACAACGGAATTTTTACAGTTAAACTTTGCTCCAACATATAACTTAACAAATACCATTATATCTTTAAGGGGGATTTTTAATAACAGTTATAATCCTATTACTATGTCAAACGGTTTGGCAGTAACTCACGATGCTGGCTTTACAAATAGAAGCCATTGGGAGTTAGGGGAAGACGAAGACGAAACCGAGTTTTTACCGCCCGTGAATTTAGGAGATGACCTATTACAACCATCGTACCTTATACTTGGAAGACCCAACAAAGATACGTTAGCCCAATTTAATGCTGGACCTATATGGGCTGGCGGAAATACCAACAACCCAAAATTACCACCATTACAGCGGTTTGGGAATACATTTAAAGTTTTAGGGTTTAACAATGTAATAAATTTAATAGCCGATAATCTCACGATTTTTGAGTCAGACACACGCCCATTAATCCAAGATGATGAAACAAGTATCCATATTAGTATTCCAGAATTATCGGGGATTGTTTCTTATGAGGGCGAAGCCGAGAATACTGGGAAAACCATTAAGGTCATTCCTAAAAATGAGTTTACCGAATCCTCAACATCTGGGTCTATGACATATACTGCACCATTTGAGGAATGGATTGATATTAATAACGCCGAATCCATCGTCTTAAATGAAATGACGATCCAAGTAAGGAAGCCAGACGGAACAATGGCCACTAACCTCAAGCCAATTACCAGATGCACTGTAAAATTACAAGAAGACCCAGAAGAAAAAAAAATAACCTTACAGCGTGAATTAATAGAAGCGATGCAGTCCACCAAGGCACAAAGCCAAAATACTGGACAAATTCAGTTTGTGGACGCTAATGCGTGGACTGGATCTTAAGCGTTTTTAATTTAAAATTAAAATATTATTTAAATTAAAATGGCAAATACCCCAGAATATCTGAAAAATTATTATATAGAAAATCACAGAAGTATTAAACGAACCGCAAAAACAAACTATTGGAAAAGGTGCGGTCGTCACGTTTATTGGATTAAACCACCCCAAAACTATATGGATTTTTGTATATCAAATGATTTAAAACCGCAACTATTTTAAAAAACAATATAAAGGATAAAGACTTATAAATAATATATACATATATATATAGAATGCGTGGAGTCAATAAATCATTTTTCCATTACTATGTAAATGAAGCCCAAGAAGATGGCACGTGGAGTGAGCCAGTATTTTTTAAGACATTGGCAGAAATGCGAATTAGATATGGCATCAGTCGTGCTTCTGTCTATAGATTATTAAAACATACTGAAGCCCCGACGAGGTTCCCGCATAAGATCACTAAGCAATTCGTGCATATTAGTGCTTTACCATTTATAAACAATAATCAAGAAGAAATATACCAATAATCAATTTATATAATGTTTAATTACTTATAGATAATTAAACATTATATAAATATAGAAATGAGTAAAATTTTAGAATTAAAAATTAAATTATTAGAAACCGACAATAAAATGAAAGATGATTTAATAACAGACTTGCTATTAAAGATACAGAAATTAGAAGAATCTAAGGAAGTTTACAAGCAAAGGTGCTTAAACTCGTCACGTGAATTCCAAGCCAAATATTACAAAAACAATATTAAAAAAAAAGATTATAATTTTTAATTAAATTTTAATTTAAAGAATAATGTTTTATATATATATAAAACATTATGTCTATAAAAAAAGTTCATATCAAATGCGAACAACCCTTTTGGGGTTCATTTTTAAAAACAGTTAATAATTACAGTGATGGAATCAAATCTAATAAATATATTAAGAATGGGGGATATTACCCCAGAATGAAACAAACTTCTAAACGAGGATTAAGGGCATATGAAGAAGTCATTTTAGATATAAAAAGTGATGATGAAGAATTGCAAACAATTAAACAATATTTAAACGATATTATTAGATGTAAGCAAACCCCAGAAATTCACATAGATACTCTAATTATTTGTGAGAGCGACTTTATAAAATTACAATCTTCGGAAGGTTCCACTATTAATAAATTATATTATGATGAAAAACTAATAGTATCTGATGAAAAAGATTTAACAATAGTGAAAAACCAAGTTATAGATAATAAAGAGATTGATACAACAATAAAATTAACAGCGGTTTTAAATTTAATAGATGGATTAGATTTTACCACGCAAGAATTAGTCGGACTGGATTTACAAATTAGTCAAAGGGTTTTAGATGCTTTAAAAAAATAATCTATTTAGCCTTTGGCTCTTTGACTTTCTTGGGCATCATTTTTTTTGGTGTTTCTTTCTTGGCATCAACTTTGGAACCGCCTTTAGTGAATGTTTTGCTTGCAACTTTCATCGCTTCCTTATAACTTAAGCCTTCTTTTTTGGCAACAGATTTAATGTGATCAGTCCAAGCAGTCATTTTTTTTATATATAGTAATATATAAAAAAAATACATTAAATTATTTTATATATAATTTAATTTGTTTTTCATTTCTCTTTTATTTAATATTTTATGTATTTTAATTATATCTTTATGTTTTAAATTAAATGATTCTAAGGATAATTTGTGTTTGTCAAAGTCCATAATCTCGTTCACTGGATTAAATATACACGAAGATTTACAACTAAATTTATTCATACACGATTTTAACAGCCCCATCGTAATAATACAAAGATTTAAATCTTAGGCTCTGTTATTTTAAAAAATATATTAATAATATAATCACATATATATATATAATATGTTGACAGTATCATTAATGAAAAAGCATTTAATTGCATTTAATAAAGCCGTTAGAAAACAATTCATTATATCTGGAGTTTCTAAATTAAAAGGCGACGAGGTGAAAAAAGTTTTTAAAGATAATTTACAATTAGTAAAAGTCGGTGATATGGATGGAGGCGAAAAAGTCACTAAAGAATTTTACGTCCCATATAATACGATGACTGATATAGGCTATGACAAAAAAATATTTAAAAATTTAATGCCAGATAAAAAGGAATCTAAAAAAAAAACACACACTATGCCCAGCGGTAAAGTTATGACTGGGGCGAAGCATTCTAAAGATTCTAAAGAATCTGTGGATTTTGTCACAGAATATAAGAAAAAGTTTCCAGATGCACCTAAGAAGAAAATAAAAGTTTTCAGATCTAAACAAACTGGAAAAATAATTAAAGGTAAACCAAAATATTAATTACTTCTTGGGTTTATCATTTCGTGTAATAGGCTTATCGTAATCCAACAAATCATTGCTGGACTTAGTTTTACCATCATTGATGCTCTTGTACGACTCTGGCTTTTTAAACTCTTTACTAACTGGACCATCTATTAAAAAACTTTCTTGTAATTTATCTAAAATCTGTATATTAGAATAACATTTAACAACCGATCTAATCTGATAACAGATTGGACATAACTTACTAATCTGGAAAACTGGCAACCACTCATCACACACTTCACATCTCAATCCCATATCAATATATTACTATATACATTATATTTTAAGTATATTCATTTAACAATCGTATGGGGGGGGCGTGCTTTTATGCTACATTTACCCTATTAATACCCATAAAGACTATAAAAGTATCACAAATATTAATATTTGTGATACTTTTATATAGGAGTTCTATTACTTCTATGTAAATGTATCATAAAACTAAGCCCCACACTGTAATTAGGGTATTAAGCCCTTGATTTAATGCCGTGTACGTATACATTAGACTGATAGGCAACGCTGTCGTCATTCTGAACCACAACACGCATATATGGTGCCACGACAACTTCCACGTTGGCAATATTGTTTTCATTATTCATTCCATTGTTAATGTATAATTCTTTGTAATAATACCAGTCTGTATTATTTGGTGAGTTTTCCACGTAACAATGAACCCCAGAACCAGAGCCAGTATTGATCATAGAACCCACAGCAATACCACCATATATATTCACGGTTCTATATCCTTCAGTGGAAAATGAAACATTCTGAGAAGTGCCAGCCACCACGGACATAGCCACCGAGCCAACAGCATCGTTGGAAACCTCCTCATTAACCACCTTGAGCCGATCACTGACTAACACAGATGGTAATTTGGCAGACATCGTATTAACATTGGCGTTGCCCACTGTCTGTAAAGCACTCGTGGATAGTGTGGATACGCCTTCCTCTAGCGATACTTTAAGATTACCACTTGATGAGAGAGCAGTTGGCAGTTTAGAATCCATTGTGTTTATTGCACCCTCAAGGCTGGTAATCCCAGATTCCACATTTTGCAAAGTGAGTTCTGAAGCCATAGCACTTGGAGTCTGTAACTCATTATGAATATCTGTTAATGCATCATTAATTAACACTTGGTTAGACGCCGTGGCATCACCGCCACCGCTCATACTGACCATCAATTTACCATCAGTATCGCATAACACCCGAGTTGCGGTGGTGTGGTCGTCCTTATCAGTGCAAGCACTCATCAAAGTTTCTGATGACTCTGGGTCAGTCAAAGCACTTAATTTAGAAATTAACAAATCTTGGTATTGTCCAAATCCAGCCATTTTATATATATTTATATATTTTTTTTATAAATTTTTTATTTAATATTTTAATTAAAAGATACTATAATTTTACCATATTTTTTATTTAATACCTTGATTTTCTCCCCCCTCCAATTTGGGTCATAGTCTATAGGCAGTCCTTTTTTTAATCTATAATAATCTTTCTGATAAGATGATATTCTAAGTTTATTCTCTTGATAATAATTTTTTCTATATTCCAATATGTCTTCTGTTAATTTATACTGAGATATTTTAGGCATCGTATATTATATATATATATTTTATTTTTTAAAATTACGAGTGTTTTGGATCATTTGATTTTCTGGGGTCACACTCTGTAAAGGTTTCGTAATTTTATAAATAACCGATGATTGGGGCTGTAATTTGGGCCTTGATCCATCTGGCAATCTTAAATCGGTTTCCACCTCTGAAATGGTGAAATCTTTAGTGGCTGTGAAATTAAACGTTGGACTTGGGCTATAGAAAAAATCACCCTCATTATTTTGTCTTGTTAAATAACCCATACAACTCGTTTTGCTATGTCCGTCACCCCCTCCAATCCATTCCGTATCTACACCACCAGATGGTAACGACGAATAAGCACATAGATATGGGTAAGTTAATTTAATTGGGAGGTTAAAGGCGGTTAACTCCCCAGCACTTATACTCGGGCTAACTTCTCTAACAGCATTCACCCCAAGATCGTACATAGGCATATTTTGTGAATTCGTGCTTAACGTCTGGACCTCAGCACTACTAACATATGATCCAGTCGTAAGCGGTTTTATTGTATTGTTAAATTGTTGTTGGTATGTGTTTTTTAAAATTTGATAAATGAAATTATTTTGGAACACTGCTTGCTCTCCTCCAAATAATGGTAATAATTGCGTTATATCAAAACCCATTTTATCTAACAAGGAATAATTAAATAAATTTTCATCTGTATTCTGCAATTCGGTTGATTGACCAGAGCCGTTTATTAATGATATTGTTTCTATTGATATTCCACTTTGACTATCAAAAATTGTTCCCTCTTTTTGGCGTGCTTGGTCAAATTGACTCTGTGCAATTACGTTTTTATCTTTGTTAACTAAGCCAACTCCTAACCATTTTTGGCGTTGTGGACATATCTGCCCGTTTGTATAAACTTGGATAACGGGCTGTTCTGGCGTGGTATTGGCTGTTATTGTTTGGGGTAAATCTGTTAATAAACCGTTGGATACTGTTGTTTGTGTGTTAAAATTAGAAATGGAAAACCGAGATAATGAAGGATCAAAATTAATGCTTGGATTAACAGCCCCAATATATTGTAAATTCATATAATCTTGTTTTAATATATTTGGGGTGTTACTTCCCCCCATCGGTGACAATGAACACACGGCTTCATTTCGTGTAAAACTTGGGTCAAACCCTATCTGAGTCCCAAACGTTGTATTATATAAATCACATTTCCATCCACCCAAATAAGGATCTACTGGATTCCACACGGATGTGGAACGTGATTCTATAACATTAATAAACGCTATAAATGGTATTGTGTTATACATAAAATCTGGATTGTTACTTAAACCGAAAACTGGTACAGCCATAATATCCAATTGTGTTGCTCTTTTTATCGCATCAGTAACGGTTTGTTTATTACCATCTGAATCAGTCCAACTTGAGTTAAAGACTTGATCTTCTGTAAAATTGGCTGTATTAAATTTTGACGATGCTTGGGCGTTCGCAACCATAAATTCTGTTATGTTTAAACCACTATTATAAGTTGATCCACCACTAAATCTGGATTTAACCCAAATTGATGACAATTGCTGTCCATCGTTGGTTATTTGTTCTAATGTTCTCCCCCTTTGGAATCCAACACAGCCGTTAGGGACTTGGTCTGGTGGCACTTCACATTTTGTGGAACCCCCAGTTGCATCATAGAACGTGTTAAATTTCATTCTTTGATTTGGAAATGCCACTTTAGTTGCAAGAATTTGTGTTAATATTCCTTGTGTGCTAAATTCATCATCATACATTCCCAGATCTAAATTCACGCATAATTTATCAGTATAGGCGAAACTATTTGTATCCACGGTTTTATTTATATCGCCCAGATATTCTTCAGCCTTTCTAAAATTTGTTGCTATTCTTTGTAAATTCGCCTCATTCCAAACCATATTAGTAACTATAGGTGAATTTGTATCAATATTTGCAACTTGATTTGCTCCACGAAACGTATTTAATAAGCATACACGAACCCCAAGATTTCCACTACCTTGAGTTCCAAAATCCCCGATCTGTTTGTCTTGGTGTCCGCTTCCAAAAGTTCCACTTATAATGTCGTTTTTTGGCTGTGTGTCATCTATTTCATACAAAAAATTATAAAATAGATTCTTTAAACTAAAAACACGATCCGCATTTTTATAGGCTAACCCTCCATAAAAGCCCCTTCTTGAGCCCATTACGGTGGCTTTTCCGCCACGTTTTACAGCGCTATAATCAAAATTACTCGGTATTGGCATATATGTTGGGGTTTGTACTAAAATTGGTTCAGTCGTTGTTGATAGTGTCGTATCCCTCCAGTATTCCGTTGATTTTGGAACACGATGATTAAACTGAAAGTCTTTTATATCAACAAAAGTGCCCACGTTGTTTTGTTTGTTTATTCTTGTGGGTTCGTGTAATTGGTCCGTCAATAACGTCCCTAAATTGTCTGGCGTAAGAAATCCGCCCTTGGCCTCTAAATTCAGTTGCACTATTCTTTTATCCATTTCATTAATAGCACTAACAGCGTCTATTAACGGGTCATCCTCATCGGCTCCGTCACTGAGTTGGTTGGTTAAGCCAGTGTATCCATCAATAGTATAATAGAACCGTTCGCCAGTTGCTGGTCTAATATCGCTTGATTGGAAACTATCTAAATCTGGAAAATTTGTAATTTTAAATTCTTGTTTAGTACCAGCAAACGGCGTTCCATCTGGATTGTCGGGACTCATAATTACAACATCACCTATTTTATAATCCACACCTAAATTTACTACTCTATATTCATCTATAATCCCACTGAATTCACCTTCTTGTTTTATAGATAAAACTTCTATTGCCATACCAGTTCCCCCCAGTGATGCTGGTGCGGTTGTTGCATAAATTCCCACAATATACCCAGTATTCGGGGTGTTAAGGGTCCCCGTCCCAATCACGGTCACATCCATTCTTAAAAGCATTGATCCTTCGCAATAATATTCTAAATAATAAAGTTTGTCTGGATTCCAAGCGTCGGCTTGATCTTCATCAACTGGTCGGAAGAATGTTTCCCCAAGACTTCTTCTGCTTAACATAACCCGCAAATTTTCTTCTGTCCCGTCTTGTATAACATCAGATAACTCCCCACCGTTGACAATTTCACCATTAATCCTCGGTTGATAGGCGGGGGCTCCGACCGTACCAACACTAACAGTTGGTGAAACCACCGTGCCTTGCCCTCTATAAACGGCGTGGCGTATAAAAGGCATTCTTGCCGTATTTCTTGCTATATGGTTTATATAAAAACTGACACCTAAACTAACTTGATTATCAAGGAAGCCGTTTTCATTTTCACTGGCGTTGATTTCCATAACCTCATCTGAAGCCCCACGGCTATTCACTATGATTTCTTCTATACTTAATGTATCCCCAACATTTACAACGATGCCACTTGGTGAAACTAAATTGATCCATTTATTTTTAAAATCATCTTCTTCTTCTGATAAATTCTTATAAGTATTATTTCCTCTAAGTCGGTTACATTCTAACAATATATATTTAGCCATTGTATATTAAAATATTATAAAAATATATTTAATATTAAATATATTTTTATAATTTATAATTTAGGCACTTAAGATAACCTCCCCATTTCGTATAGTAATCAATCGCTCTACAGAAGCCCAGCACCTCAATTCACGTGCTTTCTCGCTGTCACGTGGTCGTCTGAGTGTTTTAGAAACAATGATTGGCTTCACACCAATACGCATTCCATTTCCAAGCACGTTCATACCAGTTGATGTCAGATCTATTCCCAAATAGTGGCTGGTTGCTCGTAATTCCGCCACTCCACCACTATTGTCAGCCTTTGGCATCTGGTATCCTTCTATTTTCCCAATATATGTGGACTGTTGATTTAATGCATTATCTACAACAGCCTTGTCGGTGTCACTATCAAATGAATATAACTGGTTAGGAACTTGGAGTGGTTTACCCAGTACGTTCGTTAATTCATTGTGTTTTAATGCTGGGTTGGTTAAATCTCTATCATAAATTCGCTGTTCGTTAATTCTATAATTAATGCTGTCGTCCGTTGTGAAACAGTCGGAAAAATACTTCCCCAAAATTTTAGATGATTCGCCTTGGTTCTTCTCGGCCAGAAGCAAACTTCTAACGGTTCTGCCAGATACGGCTATATCTCGTTCTATTCGCTGTTCACTTATTGTGCCAGCCGTTGGGTTAACAATGCTGGGTATTTGTGTATTAGTTAATATAGTATCTTCATATAAGTAAGTTAAACCGTTTTCACTAAAAATGGCATTTCTGGTGCTGTCCATTGAGCCGTCATCATAATATAAATGATCAGAATAAAATTTAATATTTGGTAATGATGGAACAACTACGCCAGATGATGCGGAAGAATCTGGAAAACAACATATAGTGCCATCATCTTTACCACTCTGTGTATTAAATACAATTCTTAAAAAAACATTCTCTTTCATTGCGTATAGTGGTAATTGTCGGCTTCTCATAAATGGAATTATATGGCTTAGTGGAACGGAAAATACTGGCGTGTTACCATCTGAATCCGTGGGCTTTATAAATGATGGCACCTCACACTCAGCAGTATCATCCTCGGCAAAAGTTGTGTATTTTAAATCTTTTGCCATAATCCGTCCACTCGTAATTCCAACTTCATTAAATCTATCAACTGAATTCCCAGACTTGATTTGCTCAACATATTCCCTATGGTCTGGAGTCTCAAACTGACGTATCATAGTCTGGTAATGTCCATATTCTTCAGTTGAGGCTATAATTTTACTTCCAGACATTAAATAGGCGTTTTTTATTAATCCGTGTATTCCAGTTTTTAACGGCAGAAATGCATCACCCACCCCAGTTGCTGTCCGCACCGCTAATGACACGAAAGAACCACCATCTAATATGCCGTTTTTTGGAATCTGAAAAACCACCTCATTATTTGTTGCTGTTATAGGATCTAATACCTCTGTTTTTATTTCCATAT